AGAATACAGACTTACCTCTCTTAGATCCGTACTCTTTTTGCATTGCCTTCATAATTTTTTTTCCTTTTTTACTTAGTGGCATAGTTACTCCTTTGTATTATAAAATTGACTATCATCATTTTCTGTTTTCCAGCTGTCAGTCTCTACGCTTGGATAATCCATATTAGTTTTATAATCTGGAATATTATCTTTAACAGTAAAGTTAGGAAGATTAAACAAAATTCTATTATTAGGCATTAAAGCATAGTTGCCTTGCCATAAATCATTCTCCGCTATCTCTAATATATGATGATGTTTATGTTCTGGTGATATTTCTGAATATGTAGTGTTTAATAAATTAATATCAGGTTGACAATAATCTATTGAGAATTCGTAATTAGCTTTATGTAATTGATTATTTCTATCTAAGAATTTACATTGAGAAGTAGCTAAAGCATTATACTCAACAACGCCTGCATAATAAGATAGACAATCCCAATAAGCCAAATCTTTTAATTGTAAATCTTTAACTTGATTTCTTTTATATCCATCTGCAAAGAAAGCATGAATTGGAAGTCTTGCATAGTTAGCGCCATTAGGCAGTATAATATTAAACAAAGGAGTTCTACCCTCTAATGTAGTAATAGAGTGAATTAAACAATCCTCTTCTTCTCCTATATGTTTTTCTTTATTATATAGAAACTCTAGTCTGATCTTTGCTTTCCAGACTGGGATGTTGTGGTTTAGAAATGCCATCTTTATACTCCTTTTCCATGCAACTTACATGCTGACAATTTCTATCTGCGTAGATAACAAATGAATCTGTATTAACAATCTCAACTTCGCAGGATTTACAAAACCCTACATGCATCAATCTAAATTTCTTTTTAGCCATTAACTACCATGCTTTGCAAGACCAATATCTAGCTGAAAGTTTATTAGTAGCGCCTTCGCATTTATGTCTAGCTCTAAAAGATTTACGCCTAGCTTCAATATGTTTTTTAATTTTCATATTAGGATCACCAAAGCGAACAAGTTTAACTTGGTTACCTTGCTTTGCAAGAACAGCAGACTTCTTTCTTTTGCCTGGTGTAGATTTAGGTTTATTATATCCGGAGAATTTCTCTCCTCTGTAATTAATCATTATCTTGCAAGTGGATTAGAGTTAGAAGCTCTTAATTCTTTCATCTGAACTTTTAATAGTTCAACTTCTTTTTGTAATATTAACATGTCATTTTTAACTGTGCTTACTTTAGATGGATCAATGCTATCAATCTTTGACATGATTTCTCCATACTTAATAAAACCACCACCGATTGTACCAATGATTGCAACTGTTGCTATAATCTCTTTTAAATTATTCTTAACTTTATCTAACATATTAACCTCTTATTCTTTTTAATTGTTCTAACTGAATGATAATATCATTCTGTTCATCTTGTATTTCTTTTAACATATTATGTCTAGTAGCCAATGGATCTTTATTAGTATAAGATTGTAAGGTTATATTAGTATATATAGACGGTTGCATTAAATTAGCTTGATTATAAAAGGCATCATTAGGAACTCCAACCATTTGCCTTGCTGCATAAAATGGTTTATTCTCATAAACACTTAAACTAGGTTGATTACTTTTTAATGATTCAATTTTTATTTCTTGTACTGACTTTACTTTTGTATCTACACCTTTTAATTCTTTTTCTACTTTATCTAATTGTTGTTTCGTTTTTACATCTACCTGCGTATTGCTTACATTTGTTTTATCATCGGAAGCAGAAGTCTTAACTTCATTATTGCTTGTGGATAAATTTTCTTTTGAAGAATTTTGTTCGCTAACTGTTTCTTGTTTTGTTGTGCTTTGTTCTTGAATAACCTCTTTAGGTTGTTCTGTGGATTGTTCTACAGATGTATTTTTAATTTCTTCTTTTGGTTGTGCAACTAATGAGATAGCTTGAGTTTCAATAACAGGTTCTGATGTTATGATACTTGGTTCAATAATTTCTTGTGTAGTAATTTTAACCTCTTGTATTACAGGTTGAATAACTTCAATAGGAGATATAACAACTTGCGGAACAGGATTAGTTACATAGGTAACTGTTAATGATGGATTCATTAAATCAGCTGCTGCATGATATGGAGAATTTGTAGATTCATAAAAAGAAAATCTACTTGTTATACTAAAATTAGCTTGTGTGTTTTTATCTATGACAGCTATGTTTTGATAATTATTAAAATAAGAACTTGTGTAATTAATAGTTCTGTTTTGTATTGTTGATACACCATTATCATTAGTAATGACTTGCGTCATAGTAACATTTTGATTTGGATTGCCAGACCAAAACCAAATATCAGCGCCTTGTGTAGAAGTAAAACCTTCGTTAATTTGTTCTTTAGATAAACCAATTGATGATAATGAAATAGTATTCTCAACAAACTTTCCACTTACTCCAGCTATAGTTCCAGAACCATGAGTAGAATATAAGTTAGTTCCACTCCATCCATTAGATGTAGTAAATGTATTTGGTGTTAAATTAGATGTTGTTGTAGTTTGTGCTAAAGATATTACAGAACTAATAAGCCAAGCAATAATAGTATAAACGGTAAGCCAGATGATGAATTGTCTTTTGCTTCGTACCATTGATTTATTTCCTCAATTTTTTTTTTCTCTACTACTTTTTGCTTTTCAGTATCTTCCATTATCTTTAACTTATCTACATACTGATTATAATCTGGTCTTAATTTATCATACTTTAACCATTGCGCTGTAGCGTCAGCACCAATCTTACCTTCAAATGGACATGGCGTTCCTGATTGTTCCATTGCATAAAATACTCTAGCGTCTTGGCAAAGGATTGATACAGCAGCAACCTTCATTCCTAAATCATTTAATACTTTTGATAGTTTAATTCTTTCACAGTTTTGATCTGTAGTATAACTTCCACCTGATACTCCAATACCAAATGTAGATACACCACCACTATATCCAACAACGCATAAGTCTTGTGAGTAAGCAGACATACTAGGAGCAGTTGCAGTTGCGGCTACTCTAGTATCTCCTGAATAGGCGTTAGTGGTAGAATTAGTTGTTGTAGTAGAATTAGATGAAGAACCTGATTGGTACGTTGAAGTTGTGGAAGAAGTATATCCGCCAGTAATAGAAGTATTACTACCAGAAGTATTATTCTGAGTAGTAGTTTGTGATGATACATTAGATATTAAGCATAGTATGAAAACTATAGTTGTTAGTATAATGTTTTTTCTCATTTTATTTTTTATAACCTTTTTTCTTAATTACTTTTTTAAATCTTACTATTCTTTTGTATCTTAATGGTTCATGTTTAAATGTAATATATTCTTTTAAAAGATTATGAATCTTTTTAAATATATTCATTACTCTTTATTAGGTTGTCTATTAGCTAAAGTTCTAGCTATGCTTTCTCCTGAACGACCCACAACATAACCGCCTAAACCTATTTGTAATAAAGTCCAAACATCTCCTGGTAGTTCAAAACCAACAACTAAACCTGTAATCATTTTAATTATTGGTGCGAAGATATAATTAAATACTAAAACAAATATTAAAACATACATTAGTAATGGTCTCCAACTAGCTGCAAACCAACCTGCTTTAGCTTCTGCTTCTACTATAGCAGCTGCTGCCTTTAGTTCTTCAGTTGAAGATTTTAATAATTGTTCGTTTAACTGTGCTTTTAATTTTTCTTGTAAATCTTTATCAGGTACAGACTTTTCAATTGTACTGAATAATATTTTTGCAAGAGGTGCTATTGCACTAAGTGCTGGTAACATATTTTTATCTAGTTGGTTATGCGCAAGAACGCATGAGATTTGATAATTCCTCACAGCGCTTTGGCGTTTGAACTCTCCATTGAGAGTCTAACATTTGTTCTGCTGCTTCATTATAGTCTTTTTTTCTCAATGCTTCAAACATTTTTTTAAACTTAGAAACTCCACCAATTCCTAATTGAAATACCATTTCTACTATAACTTCTCTTGCAGTATCACAAACATCAATGCCTTCTAATAATTGTTCTGCATTATAAGCAGCTCTATTAAAATCTTTATCAAATAGATTTTCTAATAAAGATTTATCGTATTGAATACCTTCAGCAAAATCATCATCTTCTGTAAGTAAATGACCATAACCTATTGTGGCTTTGCCTAAAGAATCTAAATAAACAGTATCTCTAAAACCTTCATGTTTTTTAATTCTGTTTTTAACTTCTTGATAATCCATAATACATTTACAATTATTTAATAATACACAACCTATTG